GTTCGCGGCCTCGGCGGCGACCAGCGAATATAATATGCTCCGGGACCAGCACAGCCAGGCGCTCGGGCAGCTTTCGCAACTGCACGGGCAGCGGACCTTCCTCGCGCAGCAGGACAGTGCCAGGCGCATGGAAGCAGGCCGGGCCGCGCTGGCGAAAGAGATTCCCGGATGGTCCGAAGACCTCAAGGCCAGGCTGATCGGCTTTGCCGCGGGTTACGGCTTCAGTCGCGACGAGCTCGACGACCTCGAAGCCGATCCCCGCGTCGCCAGGGTCCTTCACGCAGCCTTCAGCGGATCGAAATCCGCCGAGACGGCAAGGAAGGTGCAGAACACGCTCGCGGCCCAGCAGGTCCAGCCGGCGGCATCGGTGAAGGCGCGCGGCGCCCCGCCGGCCGGGCTGGACGATCGGCTGAGCGCCGACGAGTGGATGCGCCGACGCAACGCCCAGACCCGCAAATCGCGGGCCTGAGCCTCACCCAACCAAAGGCTCCGCGCCGCGAGGCGCCGACCCTCCCTCAGATGGAATTTTCACCATGGCAAACACCCTACTGACTCCGACCGCGGTGACCCGCGAGGCATTGCGGATTCTCCACCAGAAGCTGACCTTCATCGGCTCGATCAACCGCCAATATGACGACAGCTTCGCCAAGGAAGGCGCGAAGATCGGCGACACGCTGAAGATCCGGCTGCCCAACCAATATACCGTCACCAGCGGCGCGACCCTGGTCACCCAGGATACGAGCGAGACTTCGGTGTCGCTCCAGGTCGCCACCCAGAAGCACGTCGGGATGAACTTCACCTCGGCCGAGCTGACCCTGTCGATGGACGATTTCTCCAAGCGGATCATCGAGCCGGCGATGGCGGTGCTTGCCGCGAACGTCGAAGCCGACGCGCTCGGCACGATGCGCAAGGACGTCTACCAGCAGGCCAACAACACGGCGGCGGCGATCACCTTCGCCAACGTGCTGGCCGGCCGCCGCAAATTGAACGACGCGCTCGCGCCGCCGGGCGACCGGACCGCTCTGCTCTCGTCGAACGACAGCGCCAGTCTGGTCGACGCGCTGAAGGGCCTGTTCCAGGACGACGGCCAGATCGCGAAGCAATATCGCGAGGGGTATATGGGCCGCACGGCGGGTTTCGACTTCGCCGAATCCACCCATTTGTCGACCCAGACCAGGGGTGCCGGCGACGCCGCTTATGTGGTCAACACCTCGTCCGGGGTCACGTCGGGCTCCGCCACCGTCGCGGTCACGGCCGGCACGGGCACGATCAAGCAGGGCGAGGTGATCACCATCGCCGGGATCGACAGCGTACATCCGGAATCGAAGGTCGATACCGGCGTGCTCCAGCAGTTCGTGGTCACCGCGGATTATGCGGGCGGCGCGGGCAACATCACCGTTTCGCCGGCTCCGGTGACGTCGGGAGCCACCCAGAATGTCGTGATCAATTCGGCCGGCGCGTCCAAGGCGGTGGTGATCGCGGGTGCCGCCTCGACCAATTACGGCCAGTCGATGGTCTATCACAAGGACGCGTTCACCTTCGCCACCGCCGATCTGGTCATGCCGAAGGGCGTCGATTGGGGCGCACGGGAGGTCTATGACGGCATCTCGCTGCGCATCGTGCGGGACTACGACATCAACAACGACAAGCTGCCGACGCGCTGCGACATCCTTTACGGCTACAAGACGCTCCGGCCGCAGCTCGCCTGCCGCCTGGCGAACCTCGCCGGTTAGGCGGGAAGGGGAGAGGCCTCACGGCCTCTCCCCATTTTTTCCGACCCAGCGTCCCCGCTAGGCGCCGTTCGCCGACAGGGTGCGCCGGGGTCAGGGGGCAGTCTCGGACAGCTTAGAGCATGCAGTGTCAGATCGACCCGCTCATCCTGAGTAGGGACTGAGCCTGGCGAAGGCCCGTATCGAAGGACCGTCTTTCGATACGCTGTTCAGCCCATATCCCATAAACAAAAGGAACCGGCATGGCCACGCTGACTCAGCTCTATGCGCGCATCATCCTGGACACGAACCGGGACGATATGGGCTCCGGCGGCGAGCTGGAGCAGGCGAAGATCGATGCCGTCGCCGATGCGATCGAGATGCATGCCGGCGAATTGTTCTGGTTCAATCGCGCGAGCGGCGCCGTCGCGACCGTCGCGGCCGCCGCCACCGTTGCGCTGCCCGCCGGCATGCGGATCGCCGAGGTCGTGACCTGGAGCGGCAAGACGCTGCGCAAGGTGCCGCTCGAGAAGATCCAGAAAGCCGAGAACAGCGCGGCGCCGGTCGTCGGAGCGCCGTGCCTGTGGGCCGAGGATGGCGCGGCGATCCATCTCTGGCCGATGCCGGACGCCGCCTATCCGCTCGCCATCTACGGCATTGCCGATCTCGGCGTGCCGGCCGGCTCGAACGCCTGGACGGTGGAGGGCTTCCGCCTGATCCTGGCCGAGGCCAGGAAGATCCTGTGCCGGGGGCCGCTGCGCGACCCGGACGGGCTGGCGCTCGCCGCGGACGAGGCGCGCGAGGCGCTGGGCAAGCTGCGGCGCGAGACCCGCCGGCGCGGCGGCGCGCCGCCCGCCACCGACCTTCCGTCGCCCGGCCGCTTCGACATCCTCGCCGGCTGATCCGCCGATGCGCAACTTCTTCGAACCTGCCGCCGCTGCGCCTTCCTGGCTGCGGCAGGTGCTGACCTCGATCCGCGCCGCCTTGGGCGACATCTGGCCGGCGCCGCTGCGGCTCAAGGATTATGCCACGGCCGAGCTGCCGGCCGCGGCCGATTTCGCGCAGGGGCTGGTGTGGGACGGCACGCTCTCCCGGGTCTCGGTTTCGGACGGCGCTGCCTGGATCGGCCTGCAGCCCTGGGATTCGACGCTTGCCGCGCTGGCAGGGCTGGACGCGGCCCCCGGCATCCTGGTGGAGACGGCGGCCGACACGTTCGCCAAGCGCAGCCTCGCGGCGCCCGCGGCGGGCCTCACCATCGCCAATCCGGCGGGGACCGCGGGCAACCCGACCTTCGCGCTGGCCAACGATCTCGCGGCGCTGGAGGGGCTGGCCGGCGCCGGCCTTGCGGCGCGGACGGGAACGGACGCATGGGCGGTGCGGACGCTCACCGGCCCGGCGGCCGGCATCACCGTCTCGAACGGCAGCGGGGCCGCCGGCAATCCCACGCTGGCGCTGGCCAACGATCTCGCCGCGCTGGAGGCGCTGAGCGGGACCAGCACGATCTACTATCGCTCGGGCGCCGATACCTGGTCGGCGGTGACGATCGGCGGCAACCTCGGCTTCTCGGCCGGCACCTTGGGCTCGTCGCTCGGCACTGCCGCGATACAGAATATCGGCGCATCCGGGGCGACCGTGCCGCTGCTGAACGTGGCGAACACATGGTCTGCGGATCAGATATTCACGGCCGGCATAAGGCAGAGCGGGACGGTCACCTTCTGCATCGAGAACACGGCCGCATCCTTGCCAAGCGGACGCACCGGCGCCGGGATCGAGATCGGGATCGCCAGCGGCACCGGCCTTCTACAGTGTTTCAACCGGACGAGCTCTGCCTATGTCAATATGACCTGGAGCGCCGCCCAGCATAACTTCCAGCTCAGCGGCTCGACCAAGGCATCTTTGCTCGCCGGCGCGTTCAATCTGGCCACCGGAATCGCTCTGACCGTCAACGGGGTCCAGGTCGTCACCGCGCGGATTACCGGATGGGCCGCGGCGACGAACACCAAGAGCAAGGCGACGTTCGACACCACCACGGTGACGACGGCGCAGCTCGCCGCGCGGCTTGGCCAATTGATCGACGACCTGATGACGCACGGGCTGATCGGGACCTGATTCAGCCTGCCGGAGAGGGCGGCTGTGAAGGTGCCTGGGCGTTCGCCTGCCTCGCCTGTTCGAACCGCGCCGCGACGTCATTGGTATAAACATGCTCGACGACATGGCCGATATGCTGCGAGAGGTCGTGATCGATGTGGATCGGGATGCCGGCGGCGCGGATGCGGCGGCACAGGTGCATGTCCTCGCCGGGCCATTTATCCTGGGACGGATCCGCGGCGAACAGGGGCGTGCCCAGCTCCTTCAGGACGGACGTGCGGATCATCGTGAAGCCTAGGCCGATGAAGTCGACAGGGACGAGGCCGGTCGCGCCCAAGGGGGAGTAAACCGGTTTTCCGTTCGCGCCTGCGGTCGGGCAGGGCGGCGTGGAGCGGGTCGGGCAGTTGGCCGCGACCATCGGCAGTTCGTGCGCGGCCAGGGCGATCAGTGCGCCGTCGGGGAACTTCATGTCGGCATCGATCCAGAGGCAGTAATCGGCGCCCCATTCGATCGCGGTTTTCGCCAGGAAGTTGCGGTTCTGGATCAGGTGCCCCTCGGCGAGCCGGTAGAGGATTTCGATATCGGGCCGCTCCCGCGCGGTGCGCAGCAGCATGTTGCCGAGGCTCTGGGTGTAGAGCGCGCGCGGCGAACCGTGGACCGGGGTCAGGATTGCGATTTTCATCTCCATTACATAGCACAGGCCGAGGCGGCGGATATGACCCTCGTTCCACGTGCTCCGCGACCGAGACTGGACAGCGATAACTGCCTTGGCGGACCAGGCCGCTGGGACGGACGGAAACAACGTCCGGCTTTTCATGGCAGCATGCAAAGCATTGGGGGCTATTCCACCGTGATCGGGTCGGGCCTCCGGGGACCACCGTGTTAGACATAACCCTGTGGCTTCGGATGTCGGACGAGACTTGGTTCGCATCCCGTCGCCCTATTAAGAGGCGGTGTCGTTGATGCGTACATTGCGACTCTGAGCCGATGCCACCTGATTTTGGCTTGCCGGAGAGGGGCGGGCGGTTCAGAATCCGGCTATGAAGATAGCGATTTGCATACCATGCCATGGAGACCCGAAGGCTGCTTTCACGCTCTCGCTGTCAAAGCTACTTATTCGCACGGCCCAAACGAAGTTTGCCGACCAAAGTGGCGCCCAAGTGCCGCTTGAACTCGACGTTTTTATAGGGAGCGGCTCGGCCTTGCCGGTCGTCCGCACCGGCTTAGTGAATGCTGCGCTCGAATGGGGCGCCGATTATCTTCTGCTCGCCGATGCCGACCACACCTTCCCGGCTGACGGGTTGCTAAGGCTGCTCACGCTTGGGAAATCGGTCGTCGCGTGCAATTATCGGTCACGGGAGACGGGGCGGC